AGTCGATTTCCAGCCAAGCCCTTACCGAATGAGCGCACAGCTTCTCGCTAAGGTGCGAGGATTGATCGCTCACGCACTTGATCCGCGTTCGATGGTGGGCTGATGCCTGTTGCCGTCACTACTCTTAGAACCACATTAGCAACTGCTTTAGTAGATAATGCCAAGTGGCAGACTTTTGCATTTCCACCGGCAACAGTTCTTGCTAACTCTGTAATCGTGTCACCAGATGATCCTTATTTAACACCAACAAATAATCAACACATTGGCATTAGCCCAATGGCTAACTTTAAGATAATTATGACTGTGCCTCTGTTTGACAATGAAGGCAACCTAAACGGGATTGAAGATACTGTCTGTGGCGTGTTCGCTAAGCTCGCAGCATCATCTCTCGTCTATAATGTAAGCGCAATCAGCGCACCAAGTATTCTCAATGCTGCTTCGGGAGACCTTCTCAGCTGCGAGATGTCCGTATCAATCCTTACGAGTTGGAGTTAAAATGTCCGAGTGGGAAAAAGAAAACGAAGCCTTCCTGATCAAGATCGGGCAGGTAGCACCAGCAGTATCAAAGCCAGCAACTACTAAGAAGGACGAGGAATAATCTCATGGCTGTATTTCTAAATAACAATGTAGGTGTGAAGATTAACTCAGTCGATCTTTCAGACCATGTCACAGCAGTAACAATCAACCGCGCATTTGATGAGCTAGAAGTAACCGCAATGGGTGATTCATCTCACAAGTTCGTCAAGGGTCTAGAGTCATCAACTGTAACTATCGACTTCCTAAATGACACAGCAGCGACAAATGTATTGGCAACACTACAGGCAGCATGGGGAACAACTGTTACAGCAGTATTCCTACAGACAAAGGGAACAGCTGTCTCAGCGACTAACCCTCTCTATACTGTTTCACTATTGATCAACAACACAACCGACATTAACGGAGCTGTTGGAGACATTGGCACACAGTCAATTACATTTACTGCTAACTCAACTGTTGCAGTAGCCACAACAGGCACATTCTAAAAAACTAACAAAGGGGCAAAACCATGGCAAAACTAAAGATCGTTCGTAATGATGGAAGCGTACTAGAAGGCGAGATCACCCCAGCGGTGGAGTACTCGTTTGAGCAGTACGCTAAAAAGGGCTTCCATAAAGCGTTTCGCGATGACGAGATGCAGACCTCGGTCTATTGGCTAGCATGGGAAGTTACTCGCAGGTCAGGTGAAACTGTTAAGCCTTTCGGGATTGACTTCATCGAAACATTAAAAAGTGTTTCTGTGGAGGATTCAGACCCTTTAGCTTAAAGCGCGATCTTCCGTTCACCTACCTAATTGCTAGGCTAAGCATTAGGTTAGGGATCGCGCCACAGCAATTATTAGAGCTAGATCGAGACATGCTCAACGCATTGTTTCAAGGTCTCACGGATGAAGCAAAGGAGTCAGCAGATGCCAGTCGAATTCGCAGGCGTAAATGATCTCCGTAAAGCCTTAAAGGCTTATGCTCCAGACTTGGACAAAGCTCTAAAGAAGGAATTGAAAGCGATCGCAGAGCCTCTGGTCAATAAAGCCAGAGGTTATGCGCCTGCCAATCCACCCCTTAGCAACTGGGGTAGAGAAGGCGGTCGCTTTCCTACATATAACGGAGCAGCAGTTAAAGCTGGAATCCGTTTTAGCACAGCTAAATCTAAAAAGAATAGTCGTGGCTTTTCTTCCAGCACACGCATCGTTAACACGACAGCGGCAGGTGCTATCTATGAAACAGCAGGGCGTAAGAATCCATTCGGACAGCCTTGGGTAGGCCCTAAAGGCCCAGCAGGCAGTAAGTATTCTCATTCGATTAATAAGTATGCAGGTCGTGACTTCATTGCTGCCATGGGTGGCGAGATGAAGGGTAAGGGCATGGACAAAGGTCGCCTTATCTATCGCGCTTGGGCAGAAGATGAAGGAAAGACTCAAGATGCAATCATCAAAGCAGTCTTGAGAACCAATGATCTATTTCAATCCAAAACAGGCGGAGCAGTTACTCGCGGAGTTAGGAAGGCTGCATAATGGCACAATCCAACATTGACATTAAAATCCTTGCAGAGTTCCTAGGCAAGAATGCTTTTAAGCAAGCAGACACAGCAGTCGGAAAACTTAACAAAAGCGTTAAGTCTCTTGGTGCCTCTTTTGGTATTGCTTTTGGTGGCGCAGCCCTTGGCATTGCGATCAAGAAATCAATCAGAGATTTTGCAGATGCAGAGCGTGAGACACAGCAGTTAACTAACACAGTCAAGAATCTAGGCTTAGCCTTTGCTGCTCCAGAAGTAGATGCTTATGTAGAGAAGATCGGCAAGCTTTACGGAGTTACGGGCGATCAAGCAGTCCCAGCATTACAGGCATTACTGACTGCAACTGGATCAGTATCTCGATCTACAAAGATCATGAATGTTGCCCTTGACCTTGCAGCTAGTCGTAACGCCGATGTCGCATCCGTTGCCAGCGATCTTGCTAATGCCTATGTTGGAAACACTAAGGGACTTAACCAATACAGATTAGGTCTGACAAAGGCTGAGCTTGCCGCTATGTCCTTCGATGAGATCTTAGAGACAATCGGAACCCAGACACTAGGCTCAGCCGATGAAGCTGCTAAGACTCTGAGCGGTCAACTTGCCATTCTTGCAGAGGTAAGTAATCAAGCTAAAGAGCGCATTGGCGGCGGATTAGTTCAAGCCCTTGGTGGTCTTGGTGGACAGAATGGCGCAGGCGGCGCAGCAAAGAACATCGAGAATCTTTCGATCAAACTCACTAATGCAATTACAGGTTTCGGATATTTAGTCCAAGAAATAAAGATTGCTCAGCCTATTCTTGTCGCAGCAGGTCTTGCTATCGGTCTTGCATGGGCTCCATGGCTTACTGCGATTGGTGTTGCAGCTGTAGCCATTGGTGCTATTGGCAATGCTATGAGAAAGTCCACTCCGCAACAACCTATGAACACAGGCAAGTTATTCTTTCCTAGTGGCGGCGATGGTGGATATAAAGAGCGTTTAGCCGCTGAGAAGAAAGCAGAAGCAGCGGCAGCAGCTCGCGCCAAGAAATTACAAGCAATGGCAAAAGCTTCTGAGAAAGCACAAAAGGATTCTCTTAAACTTGCCAAGGCTAAGGCAGTCTTTGACATGCAGAAGATCCAGATTGAGGCTGCCCTCAAAGGTAAGCTTTCAGAGGAAGATGCAATCCGCCTAAAGTTAATGAAGGCAATCGAGGAAGAAAACCTTACTAACATTGAGAAGTACCAGAAGGCCTTGGCCGTGGCTCAAGAGAAATCTAAAGAATTAGCAGAAGCACTCGCCAAAATTAAAAATACTGACACAGGCAACCCATTCTCTAAATGGCCTGATTATGTTAAGACAGCGATTGAATTAACTAATACTGTGGCACAGGCTTCATTGGAAGCTGGACTTAAAGCAGGTGCAAAACTGTCAGAAGCTTTATCAGGTGCTCGCTATGCAGCGCAAGGCGCAGCGGCAGCACAGGCAGCAGCAGATGCAGCTGCAATCGCTGGTGCTTATGGATCAGCTACAAGCTCTGCGACTGCTGCTATTGCAGCACAAACAAAAGCAGCTCAAGAGGCAGCGGCAGCACAGGCCAAAGCATCTCAAGAAGCAGCAGCCGCACAAATGGCAACGATCACAGCAGGATCTAAAGCACAACAAGAAGCTTTCGCTGCACAATTAAAAGCACAACAAGATGCACTTACCGCTCAATCTAAAGCACAATTAGAAGCGTTACAGCAACGATTGAGCGAAGAAGCAGCAGCATACAAAGAAGCAGCAGAAGCAGCAGCAGCCGCGGCAATGGCGGCTCTCGACACAGGTGCAAGCGCAGGTGTTTCAGGCTCACTAGCCAAGATTGCATCTGAGGCAGCAGCACAAGCTGCGGCTGCGGCAGCAGCAGAAGCAGCAGCAACACAAGCAGCTGGATCAGTCATGGGCGGCAATACAACAAAGATTGAAGTTACAGTCACAGGCGATCCTTTTACAGATCCTAATGCTGTAGCTGAAAAGGTAGTAGAGATTATTAGAAGTGCTAGCAACCGCGGTACTGTGGACGTTCTAGGGTTTGAGTAATGACTTGGCTACCCGAATGGCGTGTAACTGTTGGCGATGATGTCTATACGACTGTAACGGCTGTATCTTTCTCGGCTGGTCGGCTAGACATTGATAAGCAATGCACAGCAGGTTACTGTCAAGTAGACATCATTAACACAGATGGCTCACCCTTTACCATCGATGTCACAGACACCATTACCTTAGAGCTTAAGAATAGTGCTGGGACTTATGTAACTGTGTATGGCGGCGAGGTCTCAGACTTCTCTGTCGGAGTGCGCAGTCCAGAGGAAACAGGCTTTATTACTTACGGCAGGATCTTAGGCGTAGGCTACTTAGCCAAGCTTACTAAGTCTGTCTATAACACAGCCCTTGCAGAAGGTTTAGATGGCGCACAGATTGCAGCCATCGTAGACAATGTTCTCAACCTAACTTGGGCTGAGGTTACTCCCACACTTACATGGGATACATACCCAGCAACTACTACATGGGCAGATGCCGAGTCTTATATTGGAAACATCGACTCAGGCTTCTACACGATGATCAACCTAGCTGCATCGGCTACGGCTAAGAGCAACAGCCTTACAGACCAGATCGCTAACAGCGCGCTCGGTCAGATGCATGAGGAAAAGAATGGCTTGGTTTCTTATGATGATGCAGACCATCGCAGCAATTATCTAATAGCCAATGGCTTTACCAACCTCAATGCCGCTTATGCAAACCCTAATACTATTCGCTCAACGACTCAGACTAACCGCATCCGCAACAGTCTGATTTACAAATACGGGGCAGGATACGCTTCTACCTACAGTACCTCTGATACCGATTCTGTGGCTACCTATGGGCTTTATGAGCGATCCTTTGAGTCAAACATTAAGACATTGACTGACATCACTACAATCGGCTCTAGAGAGTTAAACCTACGTAAAAACCCTAGAGGCTCTTTGGAAGCGATTACTTTCCGCCTAGACAATCCAGACCTGCCAAGTGCCGAGCTTGACACTTTGATTAACATCTTTTTTGGTCAGCCTGTCTTAATCACTAACCTGCCAAGCAACATGCTAGGCGGTCAATTTGATGGCTTTGTGGAGAACATAGCCGTAAGAGCTACTCCATCATCTGTAGACATGACCCTCTACATCTCAGCTACAGACTTCTCACTCTCTACCACACAATGGGAAACAGTATTGCCAGCCTCACTCATCTGGACTGGCGTAAATGCTACACTTACCTGGACTAACGCGACTGGAGCACTAACCTAATGGCAACTACTACACCTAATTTCGGTTGGACTGTTCCGACCTCATCTGACTTAGTTAAGGATGGCGCAACTGCCATTGAAACACTAGGTGACTCTGTTGATGCATCGTTCGCAGGTCTTACAATCAATGCACAGACTGGCACTACCTACACTGCCGTAAAGGCAGATGGTCTCAATGCTATTGTCACAATGGACAACGCCTCAGCCAATACTTTTAGCATCCCTACCGATGCAACATATAACTTTCCTATTGGCACGACCTTAGTCGTCTATCAAAAGGGTGCAGGAATCACCACTATTCAAGCTGTAACATCTGGCACTACTACAGTAGTCAGCGCAGGTGCAGTAGCGGCTGCTCCAGTATTGGCTCGCTATAAGTCTGCTGCTGCTATTAAGTTGGCTGCTAACAACTGGACTGTAATCGGTGGCATTGCGTAATGTTAAATTCTTTACTTGGAATTATTGCATCTAGTGGAGGTAAACCCACTTTAAGTGTTGAGTGTTTGGTTGTTGCAGGCGGCGCAGGCGGTGGCTCGGAATATGGCGGCGGAGGCGGTGCTGGTGGGCTGCTTTACGGAACTTTAACGCTAACATCTACCACTAATTACAGTGTGACTGTAGGTGCAGGTGGTGCTGGAAATTCTGCTGGAAGTACACGCGGATCCGCTGGTAGCAATTCTGTTTTTTCAGCTGGAACGGCAACAGGTGGCGGCGGCGGCGGTGGCTGGAATGGCGCTATATCTGGAAATAACGGCGGTTCTGGCGGCGGTGCTGCTATGGGTGCAACTAATTTAACTGTTGGATCTCCTGGTGGAACTGCTAACCAAGGAAACTCTGGTGGATTAACAGGATATGGCAACAATGGTGGCACAGGATTTCGTAACGATACTGGGCTTGCCTATAACGGCGGCGGTGGTGGCGGAGCTGGAGCGGCGGGAACTAATGCTGGTAACGGCACACTTGGCCCCGGCGGTGCTGGTCGTGAATACTCCATCAGCGGTTCAGCTTTGTTTTATGCAGGCGGAGGCGGTGGATCAAACGGTGCTGCTGGAGGATCTGGCGGCGGTGGAGCTGGTGCTCTAAACGATGCCAATGGTGGAAATGGTACTGCCAATCGAGGTGCTGGCGGTGGTGGATCTTTCGATGTAGGCGGAGCAGTATCAACAAGCGGCTCAGGAGGATCAGGCGTAGTTATCTTAAAGTATCCCGACACTTACACAGTTACAATAGGCGCAGGTTTGACAGGATCGACTGCTGCTCCTTCGGGTGGATTTAAGGTATCAACAATTACGGCTGGCACAGGAAATGTGAGTTGGGCATAATGGCACATTACGCATTTTTAGATGAAAACAACATTGTTACTGAAGTGATAACAGGTGTTGATGAAACAGATCTAAGCCATGATTGGGAAATCTTTTACGGAGAACTACGCAATCAAGTTTGCAAGCGCACAAGTTATAACAATAACATTCGTGGAACTTATGCAGGAATAGGTTATTCATACAATGCAGACGAGGACATCTTTATTGCTCCACAGCCTTATCCATCATGGAATCGCGTAGGTTCATTCTGGCATTCTCCAGTTGATTATCCAACAGACGGCAAGATGTATTACTGGAATGATGATTTAGGTGCTTGGGTTGAAGCCAAGGTTATCTAAAGCTGCGATTCAATTAAGAGAGCAGATCGATGACTCATTCCCAGATCGTGACAGGCTATCGGATGGCTGGATCGGTGATACCAGACACGCTGCTCGCAAGTCTGATCATAATCCAGATGAGCAAGGCTGGGTTCGTGCCATTGATGTCGATCGTGACCTGTTCAAGTCAAGCAAGCCCGACATCATGGGCGATCTTGCAGATCAGCTTCGTGCCTTATCAAAGTCAAAAGCAGACAAGCGTATTAGTTACATCATTTTCGATGGACGAATTTGCTCCAGCATCCTTAACTGGAAGTGGCGCAAGTACACAGGGGCGAACAAACACGTTAAGCACATGCATGTCTCGTTTAAGAAAGCGGCTGACAATGATGATGCTTTTTTTCAAGTATCTATGTTAGGTGGAGAATAATGAAGAATATGAAGAACCCTGTATATCTAGCAGCTGGAGCATTCCTAGCAGCATGGGCATCATCAAACTTTGAAGCAGATTACCGCGCAATCCTATGGGCTGTGCTATCAGGTGTATTCGGATATGCGAGCCCTAAAAAGTGACACAAACAGATTTCTTTCAGCTCTACATCGCTACGCTAGTGACGCTAGGTGGCTTGTCAGGCTTTGTTATCACCCATTTACTAACAGAGATTAAGCGACTGCATTCGCGTGTCGATGAGATCTATAACATCTTACTAGAGCGATAATTTTCTCATGGCAAGAAAAAAAGTAATCGATCTGGATACTTACAGCGCACTCGATGCTTGGGCTATCAGCTTGCAGGAAATGTATCGGGCATTACGCAGAGCAGGCTTTGATGTCGATTTAGCATTGGCAATCATCGTTGAACCTATGTCGTATCCGCGCTGGATTTTGCCTGAGCCAGTTGAGCCAGACAGGCTAGGCGATTACGAAGATGAGGATGACGATTAAGCGAATAGTCGTAGTCTCGGACTTACAAGTCCCTTACCATGACAGGGTTGCAACCCGTAACCTTGCAAGCTTTATCTGCAAGTTCAAGCCAGATCAAGTCGTGACCATCGGCGATGAGATTGACCTTCCACAGATCAGCAAGTGGGAAGAAGGGCGCATGGGCAGTTATGCCCAGACCCTAGATGATGACCGCAACGAGGCTGTGCAGCTTCTTTGGGACTTAGGCGTTACAGACTGCATTCGTAGCAATCACACAGATCGCCTGTATAACATCATCATGGCTAAAGTCCCTGCATTCGGGGCATTGCCAGAGCTGCGCTTTGAGAAGTTTATGAAGTTCGATGAACTAGGCATTACCTTCCATAAGAATCCTATGCCTATTGCGCCTAACTGGATTGCAGTACATGGAGACCACACACCAATCAAGCCACAGGGGGGCTTATCAGCCCTTGAGGCAGCCCGTAGGCATGGAAAGAATGTCATCTCAGGTCACACGCACAGAGCAGGGCGTAGTGCCTTCTCAGAGGCCTCTGGAGGGCGCATAGGGCGTGTCCTACATGGTGTTGAGGTAGGCAATCTTATGGATTTTAAGCTTGCCCACTATACGAAGGGGTCGGCCAACTGGCAATCTGCATTCGCCATTATTTACATTCATGGCAAAAAGGTACAGGTAGATCTAATCAACATTGAAAAGGACGGGACATTCATCGTGTCTGGAAAGTGCTACGGCAGGCCTAGATAATCGTTATCGTTTTGTTACACAAATGTACTTGATTCGTCTGACACTTCTGTCACACTAAGTCTGTAGCCAATCAAGGGCATTGGCACAGATAGGAAATACAATGAGTTTCGAGATGCCAATGATTATTTTGCTTTTATTAGCTAATGCTTTGTGGTATTTAGTTGGATGGGCTAAAGGCTTTAACGAAGGCAAGCGCGAGGGTCTAATCGTGGCTAAGTCATTTCAGCGAGTGACAACAGATGCGCGCTAATGAAATCCTACTCACAGCAACAGACACGATCCGTGAGCGTGGGCTATCATACGGCCACCCTGCGGATAACCTGCAACACACCGCAATGCTGCTCTCAGCATACTTACAAACACCGATTCACGACTATCAAGTGGCAGGGATCATGGTCTTGGTTAAACTTGCAAGGACTAATCAGTCAGCCCAGCACATCGACAACTGGGTCGATCTATGCAGCTATGGCGCACTCGCTGGACAACTAGCAACCGAGGAGAATGAGCTTTATGTTTAACTTAGCCGATTACGAGCCAGTGGAGGTAAGACTTGAAAAGTTTATTAAGGACTATCCAGCGTTTCGGATATCAACTGAGTTGGAAGTTGTCGAGGCAACTCGATACATTGTTAAAGCTTATCTGTACAAAGATTCAGCAGATGTTGTCGCGTGGGCAACAGGGTACGCTGAGGAAACAGTTACTAGCCGAGGTGTTAATCAGACTAGTGCATTGGAGAATTGCGAGACTTCGGCAATCGGCAGAGCACTTGCAAATGCAGGTTATGCGCCTAAAGGAAAGAGACCAAGCCGCGAGGAAATGACCAAGGTAGTAGCTGCTAAGCCGCCTAAGCCATCCGTTCAGGATCTAGAGAATGCCATTCGTAAGGCAGATGCAGAGCCAGCAGAGCAGGATTATTGGACTACGCCTGTCAATCAATATAACAAGGTAGTAGATGCACCGGTCACGCTGGAGAAGGCTATGGAGAATGTAGCTGCAATTATGGGAACAGGTGAGGCAGTAGAAGCTCCATCATGCGAGCATGGACACATGCAATGGCGTGAGGGTGAAAAGAATGGCAAGGCTTGGGGTGGTTACTTCTGCAACACAGCAATCTCATCCGCTCATCGATGCCCGACCAAGTGGTACAACCTTGGATCAGATGGAAAGTTTCAACCACAGAAGGCGAGAGTATAAATGGGCAATATAGGAATTAAGATCAATGGTGAATGGGTTGATCTCATGTCAGCATTCGTACCATGTCAGCTATGTAATGAGCCAGTTGCAATACGAGATTTAGAGGACATATCATCCGATTCAGTCAATGGCGTTGTCACATGGCAATGCTCTAAGTGTAAAGCTGTGAATGGCTAGTCAAGCAAGAAAGCACAGAGGTTTCCGCACAGAGCGAGTTGTCGCACAGTACCTATCGACTGTATGGCAAGGCGCATGTGTGGGAAGGGGTAGTGGCAAGGATATTGTCAATGTACCGTTCGATGTTGAAGTCAAAGCCCGCGCTGGATTTCAACCTCTTGCATACATCAAGCAATTAAAAGCTCGGACAGCCATTTCGGGGGAATTGGGCTTCGGAGTGATTAGACTCAACGGACAAGGTGAAGATGCGCGTGAGTATGCCGCCATCATCCGTCTAGAGGATCTCTTGCCATTACTCATCTTAAAATACGGTCACATCGATAACCAACCCACAGAAGCAGACATAGACCGATGCTCTGGATGTGGGTCATACATGATCAGGAGATGTTTAACATGCCAGCCTACGACTACCGATGTGCAACCTGCAATCTTAGTCAAGAAGTTACACACGGATGGGACGATAGACCAGTAGTGCCATGTAGCTACTGCAATGCTCCAATGGTCAAAGGATTTACTGCTACAGCTATTCACTTTAAGGGTAAGGGCTTCTATAAAACGGATAAATAGTTATCCACAGAAGTTATCCACAGGAGGTAATCTT